CTTCTTGATCTTGCTACCGAAAGCGAATACCAGATCGAGCGCCAAGCTACCCTGTTTGCAGCCAAGTATGCAATGGGTCACGGTGTGCTTCGTCCTGAGTCCGCTGTTGTTGTTAAGACCACGTAATCTTAGCTAACTAAACTTAGAGGCCCCCATAGGTTCAATCCCTGTGGGGGCTTCTTTTTCTTCTCATTTATTCTATGGCAACTCTCACTACTAAACTGGAAGCAGTAAATGCGATGCTGGGACACATTGGAGAAGCTCCTGTGAACAGTGTAGCCTCTACCGTTAACCTCCCTATCTCAGCTTCCACCGCTTTGTCTGTGCTGGACGAAGTCAATCGAGAGGTGCAGACCATGGGGTGGCATTTTAATACGACCAACAAATACACTCTTACTCCCTTAGCGGATAAGACAATTGAGCTTCCAGAAAACACGCTCCACGTAGACACAACAGACACCTCAAAGGACGTTGTGCAACGCGGGTTGAAGCTTTATGACCGCGAAAACAATACTAGTGAGTTCTCAGGATCGTTGGATGTAACTATTACGTTCCTACTAGATTGGGATGAACTACACGAACACGCACGCAGGTATGTTGTCTTGCGGTCTTCTAGGATCTTCCAGTCACGCATGGTGGGCTCAAGAGAACTTGAGGCTCTAATTGCCAGAGACGAATTTATTGCCAAGGCGCAGCTTGAAGAGGTTGACTCTAGAGGGAGCGACAGGACGATATTTGACAACTACGATGTCTACACAGGCATTGGTATTAATCGCAACTACGACATCTAATTTTAGATATGCCTCTGATTAACACATCTGTTCCTAACCTTATTCAAGGGGTTAGCCAGCAACCTGACACACTTAAATATGATGGTCAGTGTCAGGAGCAGATTAACGCTCTTTCCTCTGTTACAGACGGGCTTCGCAAAAGGCCCAACACAAATCTTCTTAGACACGCTGACGATGAGATTGGAGAGAACGCTTTTGTTCACTCAATTAACAGGAGTGAATCAGAGAAATATATTCTTATTATTACCAGCACTAAGTTGTTTGTCTATAACTTGGATGGCTCTGGTAATGTCAGCCTAAACGATGGGCTGAAGACCAGCTTAACTTTATCCAGCTACTTAAACACAATACCTGGATATGGCGCTGGATATTTAGTTAGCTCAAACCCTAGAAGGGACCTACGGGCGCTTACTGTAGGGGACACTACGTTTATTGTTAATAAAGCAGTGAACGTGCAGATGGACCCTGATAATACTTCGCCTGCTCTTAACGAAGACGAAGCGTTGATTTTTGTTAAGCAAGCGGGTTATGACAAGAAGTATGAGGTGTCTGTGCTGGGGACTGATGCAGCTTCTGTTCTGGCGAATACTAAAGATGTAACAACAAAAAATTCTGGAGAAGGAAATGATGCGGCTTCAGCAGGAAGTACTGACAATGACGAATTAAAAACTGATTCAGGTGTCATAGCTCAAGCGCTAAGCAATGAATTAAACAGTGGTATTTCTGGGCTTACAACCACAGTCGAAGGATCTACAATCAAACTAGTTAAGACCTCTTCAGATCCTTTTAACATTAAAACAAAGGACGGCTTTGCAGACAAAGGTCTTGGTGTTGTCTACAAAGTTGTAGCTGACATTACTGATCTTCCTATTGTAGCACCTGAAGGGTTTGAGATTAAAGTCCGAGGAGACGCAGAACTTAGCGAAGATGATTACTACCTGAAGTTTGAAACCAATGAAGGACTTGCTCAGGGGACACTGGGACGCGGAGGATGGGTTGAAACCGTTAAGCCCGGAGAAACAATTTCATTAGACTCTAAGCGCATGCCGCATCGTCTAATCTCTGAAAACAGAAATTATTTTCGGCTACAGGCGGGGACTTCAGTTGGTGAAGTATGGGATACCAGAAAGGCCGGAGACATAATTTCAAACCCAAACCCTTCATTTGTGGGGACAGACCTTTCTCCTAGATATATAAGTAACTTGTTTTTCTATAAGAACCGTCTTGGGTTGCTGTCTAATGACAACGTGATTTTAAGTGAAGCAGGGCAGTATGGTAACTTCTTTAGAACTACCGTAACAACCCTACTGGACTCTGGTCCTATTGACGTTGGCGTTGCTTCGAGTAATGTTACTAACCTAGAGGCGGCGGTAGGCTTTCAAGAAAACCTTATTCTGTTTAGCAATAAGGGGCAGTTCGTTCTTAAAGGAGGCGATCTGCTTACACCTGAAACGGTGTCTATAAACCCTATTACAAACTTTGATCAGACTGTAGGTGTTAACCCAATTTCTCTGGGCTCTTTTATCTACTTTCCGTTTACCCGTGGGAACTTTTCAGGACTTAGAGAGTTTGCTGTGAGCGCTACAGGAGACACCTACACGGCTGAAGAGATTACCAGTCATGTTCCTGGATACATTCCAAAGAACATTATTGATATTGCTGGGTCATCTAACGAAGACATTATTGTAGTTCTTAGTAGCGACGAAAAAGACACGCTGTATATCTACAAGTATTTCTGGAGCGGAAACCAAAAAATCCTCAGCTCTTGGTGTAAGTTTACTTTGAGTGCGTGTGAGATCAGGGGCATAGAATTTATTGACTCTACTCTTTATATAGCTACTGACAGGACTTTTGGAAACCACTACACAGCAACAGGAGAAGGCTACCCTCCAACAATTACTGAAGGAAAAGACTTCATGCTGTTGAGCATGGTGTTTACTTCCGGTCTTCCAAAAGAAGAAGATAAGAGTGATGGCACTAACCTTGGCTTTGTTACGCACCTTGACTTTAGGGCTCCTAAGAAAATTCTAGCCTCACAAACAAGATTAACAGATCCAGACGACGCTGCTAATACCCACCTTGATTATTATCCAAACGAAGCTTTTGATTTCCCCACAGGGAGCACAAGCCAAACAGGAGCAAGGCTCAAGGTAATTGATAGGGCTAATGGGACTGAGATTCCTTTTACTAGACCTACCGTTACTATAAACGGTGTGGAGCACATGACTACAACGGCTAACGAGCTTCAGTTTACCGCAACGTCAGCGGACAGGGAGGTGTTTGTTGGAGTCGAATACGACATGCAATACACGTTTTCTGAGCAGATATTCAAGACAGTGGCCGGGAGAGGTAAGTCGCCTACCAGATACACAAGAACCAAGATTAAGAATGGCAACCTGTTCTTTGACAACACAGCTTTCTTTAAGGTAAAGGTAACTCCAGAAAACAGAGACACTTATACTAATGAGTATACTACTCAAACTGTAGGTGATTCTGAAGCTGACAGAGTAAACCTAGACTCAGGGGATTTTAGTTTTCCTGTGTTTACCAAGCCAGAAAACACTACAATAACCATTGAAAATGGAACCCCATACCCAAGCACCTTTCAAGGAGCAGAGTTCGAGTCCTTTGCCCACGCCCGCTCCAACAGATACTCATGAGGTTTGCCACTACTACAAAACGGCTAAAATTGTTCGAGCTACAAAAGCTCACGTAGATCCAATAGTCTCTGATATGCGAGCTATGGATGCTTTGGAAGTTAAGTGTATAGGCTACACCCCCGAAAAAGCACTGCTTAGTGGGCTGGAAAACGACCAGTTTACTTTTAGTGTGCTGGACTTAGAAGACAATCCTTTAGCTATGTTTGGCTCTGGTGGTGTTACCGGGGGGCCAGGATATGTTTGGCTTCTTGCTTCTGAGAGATTCAAACTAGCCAGAAAGGAATTTGTAAGAGTGTCCAAGGCTTGGGTAGACAGTATAATTACTCCTTTTACGTTTTGCGGTAACTTGGTTCACAAAGACAATGAGCAAGCAATTCGCTGGCTGAAGTTTTGCGGAGCTGTATTCATTAAAGAAATCAAACTAAACGATCAACCTTTTTACGAGTTCGTTATTATTAACAAATCTATATAATTATGTGTGCCCCCATTGGTTTAATTGTTGGGATTGCCTCTGCTGGTCTATCCTACATCGGACAACGCCAAGCCGCTCAAGCGCAAGAGAAAGCTCAAGCGCAAGCAACAGAGCTAGAGCAGGCGAGGTATCGGCAACAACTAAACGCCGCTAGAGTTCAACAGGCTCAGGCCCGCGTAGCCACAGCACAGCGCATTGGGGCCGCATCCAGAGCTAATCAGCGAGCAATGGCTAGAGCCAAGGTAGCGGCTGGCGAGGCTGGAGTTACTGGACTTAGCGTGCAGGCGCTCATTGATTCCATGACAGGGGCCTTTGCTAGTAAGAGGTTCTCAGAGACTCAACGAGAAGGTATGCAAGATGTAAACAGGGATCTTGCCTTTGGGGATCTACAAATCAGAAGCCAACAGAACCTTCAAAGAATTAACCAACCAATTAACCAACCTAACATTCTTCAGTCATTGTTAACAGGAACGCAGGTGGGACTGTCTATGCAGTCAGTGGCTAACGAGTGGGACTTTGGGGGGTCTACTCCAAGAGGAGCTGATCCCGGTGTCTCTGGTAATATTTCCGCTAGACCGGGAATGGCTTCTACTTCCACTTCTTCTCCTTCTCCTTCGTCGTCGTCTTTTAGGGCTCCAGCTCTGCCGGTCCCTTTTGGTAATTCCAACGTAACCAATACGTTAGACCCCGGCTTTCCTGCACTCCCTTCACGTCCGGCTGGTCTTCCTACCTTGCCTCCCTCCTGGGAACCAAGCGGTGATCCTTGGTGGTTGCCCGAAGATCGGCGAGGAAACACATGGTCAGATCCAGACGCTTTTGATCTGAGTATTCCTAAATAGTGTAAGTAATTTAGTATCATGTCTCAAAGAAATAGAGTTCAAGTTGACTACAATCCTGGGCAGACAAGCCTAGAAGGAGCTGTAGGAGCTTCAGCAGGGAACTACCAAGTCTCTGTGGCTCCTACTCCAAAAACAAACGCGGCCCTTCAGTTTGCTTCCGTTATTAACCAGCTCCCCAATGTGGCTGGGCAGGCGACTAACTACATGAACAAAGTCGCACAGGAGAAGCTGTCTATGATGACTGAGGATGAGCTGTTGGAAGAACTAGCTGGAGGCGACAAGGACGCGCTTAACATCCTGCAATATAACAAGTCATACAATTATGGGCTGGTTGAGAAGAACTTCAAAAGGAACCTCGAAGGTTACCAAAAAAGATATGATGAACTAGCTGCACAGATAGAAAGCTATCCCGATCCAGAAGCTTTTGAGACAGCAATAGACAATCTTGAGCTTTCTATTGGGCAAGAAGTAATGAATCAGACTGCCAACGACTACCAAAGAAAAGCGGGGCAGGCGTTGCTGTTTAATGCTATGCCAGCTCTCAAAGCTAAGTCACTGGTAAAGTATCAAGCATACAAGCAAGACGCTACTATTCAAATATCGGAAACAAAATGGCACGACGCTGTAGCAGGAGAAACAACTACAATGACTCCAATAGAAAGAGTTAGGCTAGGGCTTGATGGGTTTCTTGGTGATTTAAAACAGTTTTCAAACATTACACCCACACAAAGATCAAGGCTTGCAGAGCAGTTTGTATACAATGTAGTCGCCAGATATGAAGCCAACGGAATGGAAGGCCCAGCCATTTCTTTTTTAGATGCGGCATCTACTTATGAACTGTATCAGGGCGCAAAACTTGGCTCTATTGGGGATAATGCTGTTCAGTTTTCTAGACTAAAAGAGCGTCTTATGGATGTTGAAGAAGTAAAAGAAGAGACGCACCCCGCAAACAGGGCTAGGGTAATTAACTCCGCAAAGACAGCTTACAGAATTCTTCATGTTGGGGAAACAGACTCAGAGGGGATTTCTGTTGATATTGACGATTTGGTTAACGCTGTTTCTACCAACGAAAGCGCGGAGTGGAAACAGGCGGCAATGAGGGCTATTATAGAGCAAATTGATTTAACCAATCCTAGCGTTATTGAACGTAGTAGTAGCCTAGCCAGAGCGTTGGGGACCCTTAAAGGACAAACAAAAAACGCAAGAACTAGAGACTTTCTTAACTCGGCTATTGGGGAGGTTGAAGACTCGCAAAGGCTTTACCTTGAAAAGCAGAATCTAGATCCAGAAGATACAGCAGAACTAGATGAAGTGGTTTCTGATTTTGTTACTCTAGATTCTTGGGCTGAAATTCCTGAAGATTGGGTTATACCAGCCACTGGAAAGAAAGTGTCAAGTGGAAGTGCTGTTGCTATTGAGTCTTTAAAAAAGGCCAGAGCTAAACTTCCCTGGCTTGTAGCAGACAAAAAAACTGATCCTCTTTTGGATTATTTTGTCACATTGGCTAAGACAATAAATAAAAACGACTTCGCCGATACTAGTTCTGTCGTTACTTCTAGGCTAATCAATCACCTTAGAAAAACAGAAACAAACAAGGAGGCATGGGATGCTGCTAACGAAGACGTAGTAACATACAAAGATAATTTAGCAGCCATTGCTAAAGATTTTATAGCAGAGCAAAAGAGAGAGTATGACTTAGACAAGGAATATGAAAACTTAACATCTCGGCAAAATAGAATAGATAATGGCGTTTGGGATGTAACAGGCTTCGAATTTAAAGATCTTGAGCAGGAGATAAACAACGCCGCAGAAAAAGGCGGTGTTTTTACTACCCTAGGCCGGTTCTTTGTGGGAGGGGACGCTATTGAAGAAATTAAAAGTTTGAAAAGAAACTTTGAGTTTAATGTAGATACAATAGTCGCTGATAGAGAAACTTTACTAAAAGCAGTAGAAAAAACTACAGGGGAAGACAGGACCCTTGTATTAAACGCTTTGGCTTACAGTTTGCAAAAGTTTGGTTTTAGTTCTCTTGAAGATATAAACGAAAAACAACTAAGGACTTTAAGAGTGGCAGGAGGCAGAGGAACTATTAGACCTAATGTGCTTATTTCAAAAGTCCCTATTGGGGATGACTTTAAAATAGAACTACAATCAGCGCTGAACTTTAAACAAGGAACAATTAATAAACTTAAGTCTAAAAAAAGTTACGATCTTGTAGTTGAAAAATTAAAAGCAGACGAAGTTGCTGAGATTCAATTTTGGAAAGAATTACTCAAAAATAACTAAATGCCTGAAGAACCAGAATTTACTGAAGAAGAGCGTGATCTTCTGCTTAAACAATTTAACACAGAAAAGCGCGAGGCTGAAGAAACGCCTGTGATTCCTGAAGAACAAAAAGCAGAAAAACTTCTCTACGGCCCCCCTTTAAAAAACTTACCCTCGTATTATGAGTATTATGGTATTGCTGATCCAAACAGCGGCGGTGAATACACTATAGAAAGAAAAGAAGCAGTAGATGCTAATGTTTCTTACTGGGTAAATAAAGCTATTGAGGACCAAGAAAACGAATTAACAATCCCAAAAAACGATTTTGTTAACGAACACGTTGTGCCTATGGCTTATCGAGTCGGCGCTCCTGTTGCTTACCCTGCTGTAGCTAGGGGAGCAGCCGCCGCCGCTAAGTGGGCTAGGCGTATGCGGGCTATTCAAACTGGGAAACTCCTGACTAGGAACGCAGGCAAAAGCCCTACACCTTGGACTATAGCTTCATTTGTAACTGGGGAAATTATTTTTGGTGTAGCTGGGGAATACTTCGCGCAAAAGCATCTCATTGCAAATGAGTATCAAGATGAGATTCAACCAGGTCATCTTGTGTCGGCTGGCGTTGTAAACAGTTTTACTCTCAGGGGACTAACAAAAGTAGGAGATATGCTTCCTCAGTGGCTTCGCGCTTACCCTGAAGGAACTAAAATGACGAAGTGGGCTAAAGCACTGAACACTACAAAAGTGTATGGGGGATACGCTATTAGGGGAGGAACAGTAGGAGCTGTGTCTGCTTCTATTGATCAGTCGTATGAAATACTTTCAGACGAAGAAAAGACATTCCTTGAGGACTGGAACTGGGAATATTTTGGAAAGGCAGCCTTAGCAGGGGCTGGGGTAGATGCGTCACTTAATTTAACAGGCAGGGCAGCAAAAAAAGCAGCTACTTCTAAACTAGTTAGAAACTCCAAGACTTTTAAAAAGGGAGTCGCTCTTCACAATAAAGTTGTAGCTACCGCTAGGAAAAAAGAGATCAAGTCAATTAGGGCTGCTGTTACAAAGATGGACAAAAAAATAGCTCAAATTGAAAAAGAGCTAGGACCAACTTTATTTAAAGGGGGAGTGGATGAGACTAAAAAGCGCAATTTAATACAAAACAAATGGTTTGAAGCAACAGGGCAGCGCAACAAACTTAAAAAGCACCTAGAGGACGCAACAGATGTGTTTACTCAAACAGCAGTGCGGCTGAACGAACTTGAGACAATTGCGTTAAAAAAACTAAAAGAAGATACTTACAAACAATTTTTGGTTAGGCAGAAAAGAATTCCTCAGTTTGAAGATATACGTGGAATGCCTGTAAAGCCTAACATACAAGGCGAGCTTGTTCTTTACAAAGTAGAAGGCCAACAAGCAAAACCAGGACAAGTAATTCTTACTACACAACGCCCTAAAAAGGGAAAGGCTACGGTTGTTAGTATACCCCAAGCTAATCTAAAGTTATTGGAACCAAAAGCTAATGGATCTGTAGTTTTTACTACACAGAAAAAACAATTTGAAGCTGCCTTAAATAAAACACCTGCTAGCACCAAGGTTGTGCTAGGATCAGACCCCTCAAAAACAAAAATCACTCCAGAAGATAAATCAAATGTAGAAAGACTAATTCGCTCTAAAACAGCTAATACGTCTATTGACCCCGCACAACACGCGCAGGACGTTAAAAATCTACAAGAAATGGTAAAGTCAACTCTAGGTGATTCAGGCGACGTTGCGGTGCTACAGTCTGAAATTTACCAGAGATTTTTTCCATACGTTAAGCATCTTATTGAAAGACTTCCTAAGATTAAATCAGATGACAAGGCGGTTGATGATGTTCTAGATATTCTTAACAAGACAATGGAAATGGAGGCCGCCACTGGAGGAGTAGATTTTAAAACGGCTACATCGATGCTTGCGATGAAAGAAATGACTCCGCAAGAAGCTTTAAAATTTAACAAGCAGTTTAAAGGGCGAACTATAGGATTAAATTCATTAAGAAGACAAGCTGATCTTCAAGCGCTGAAAAAAACAGTAGAAGATTTTAAAGCGACAAGAGACATGGGAGCAGTGGCGGAAGCGGCAGAGGCAGTAGCTGGGTCAAGTCGGCAGATTCAAAGACAAAACAAAGCTAAAGCAAAACAGGCCAAAAAGAACTTAGAAAATAAATACCAAGAGGTTGTTGCTAAAGTTGTTCGTTTACATAATGGGACTAAAGGACCACAAGAACTTACCCCTATTGACGCAATTGTAGATGGGGTTTTGCAAGCTAGAACAGCTTCTCTTTTAGCAGCCCCGGACACCGCATTACTAGGGGCAGTAAACTATTTTATTCAGGGGCTTGTTGTTCAACCCTCTAAACAAACAGGTATAAATGTTGTTAAGGCGTTTGGATGGGGGAGCGAGCGGTTAAAAGACGCTTCTATAGGCCAAAGGCTGGCGTATGCTCTTACTGATACACCTTTGAATATAAGCAGAAATAATTACTACTTACAGCACATTTTAGCACTTACTACTGAAACAACTTCATTAAAAAACGCTTTGAATACTTTTAAAACAGAGGGGCGTTCTACTCTTCTTCCGCGAGCTTCTGGGTATCTTGATACCGCTGACCCTTCTCAAGTTCTATCAAGGAGAGAGCTTATCTACGGTAAAAGATTAGCAAGAAAAGAAGAGAGTCCTGGAGTTGGTGGGCTTTTATTCAAAAGAGCCCCTAAGTATCTTGCAGATGAAGTTAATTCCCTTATTAAAATTCCGGGAACGGTTTTGGGAGCGGCAGATGAGCCTTTCTTTTACGCGCTCACCAGAGCTAACCTAGCTACAGAAGCCCAACGATTAACTACTGAACTGAATATACCAAAAGCACAAAGAGCTAATTTCATTAAAGATTACGTTGAAAGGCAGTTTCTTAAAGAAGGTAAGCTGACCACAATAAACGAGTCAGCAGAAGCAATAAAAGCAGCAAATCAGGCTTTAAGGAGCATGGGACGCGGCCCTAAATACGGAGAAGAGGGTGTAGATTACAGATTAACAGCGTGGGAAAAATTAGCTAATGCTGGTGGAAAAAGTATGAATATAGAAGAAAGCTTAGTTAAGTCAGCTACGATGCGCGTGCTTTTTCCAGTGTTTGGTATTCCTGTAAGACTCTCAGGACAGAGTATAGACTTTTTGTTTTCGCCCGGAACCGCTTCTTTAGGGGTAGGAGCTAGAGTTGCGGGAGAAAAAGCAGGGCTAGGGCGTTTAGGGCCTTACCGCACTTCTCTTAATAAAGCAGATAAAAAGCTCAAAGAAGGTAACCAAACATTAGAACAATTAAAGCAAACAGGAACACCAGAACAGGTAAACCAAACTGAGCTATCTTTAGCCGCTGAAAGAAACAAGCTAAACCAAACGCTGGCGCTAAGAAACGAAGAGGTAGCTGGTAACGCTGGAAAAGCTGCGCTTGCTTTAGGAGTCTTTGCGATTGCGTGGCAACAGGCTGAAAACGCAGAAATAACAGGAACTGGATCTTTTCTCACAGCAGACCAAAAAAAAGCGCTGGGCTTTAAACCATTTAGATTTGGGGGGTCAGAAACGCAAATTGAAGGAGTAACTATCCCAACTGGAGAAGGAGGAAGTGATCTTCGTTACTCAGATAGAATTAAGATGGGAATAGCTTTTGCGGCTGATCTTAAATTGTGGACTGAAATGAAAAGCGCAGGGCTGCTTACAAAAGATAACCCACAAACTTTTGACCAGTTTATTGCGGGGTGGGTTACACCGGCTTTCCAAGAGCAAAACGTGGCTAACACGCTAAACGCTATAGCAGACATTGCAGTAGGTGCACCTGGAGAAAGAGAAGCAGCCATTCGCAGAACAGGCGCTAGTTTTACAATGGTTCCGTCTTTTTTCAGAAAGTATCAACAAATAGATGCACAGCAATACCAGCAAGACATTACGCAAGGGCCTATAATAAGTGCTTCATTTAAGTATGGAGCTGGGCTTGATACAGAAAACTACAAAAGAGATTTGTTTCTTAGAAAAGTAGAAAAAGAATCAATTACTCCTTTAGGCTTTTTAATCCGGTCGGCGTATAAGCAAGCGCCTAGCGCTGATGCTCTTACGGACATAGTAAGAAGGGATTCTCTTTTAGCTGATGGAGGGGCACTATCTAGGCAAGGAGGTAGAAAGACTATTAAGCAAGCTGTGCTTACTGACTTTATACAAGAAGGAGGCCAAGAAACTTTGTATCAAGTTTACGCAGACTTAGTAAACAATATTGAGCATCCTGACTACGGAGGTAAAACCCAAGAAGAAGCTCTGTTTGACTTAATTGACACAGCAGATTGGAAGAAAAAGTATAACGATGGTTATTATACGCAAAGAGAAGAAGGAGAAGAGGGGCTACCTTTTAATGAGGGTATCAACGAAATTAACAAAGTTCGTCGCTCTTTCCTGAAACTAGCTGAAGAACAACTACTAGACGAATCCCAGCTAATAGGCGGCGCTTACAAAAACAAAAAAGAAGAGAACATTTATCAATTTCTTTACAACCTTAGAGAAGAATAATCCCAACCCCATAGACTACAATGCCCAACTCATACATTGAATACACATCAGGAATCTCAGGCACCTTATCCATTGCTGGGTTGAACTACATCTCAACTTCGCACCTTAAAGCTAAATCCAAGGCGACAGTTACTTCTGACTGGGAAGACGTTACTATTACATCTGTAAACGCCACTGCTTCTCCTCCTACAGTAACCATGTCACTGTCGGACACCCCAGCAGTAGTAAGGATTTACAGGGACAGCGGGATGGAACCTATTGTGGACTTCCAGAGCGGCGTAAGGATTACTGAGAGCGACCTAGACACAGCGACTAGACAAGGACTGTTTGCCGCACAGGAAGTTCTAGAGAATGCACCAGCCCACGAACTGGTCATGCCTGGACCAGCGGGAGCCAATGGGGTTGGTATTTCCAGTATCGGCTCTAGCAAAACCAACGGGGTAACAACTGTTGTTATTACAAACACAGATGCCAGCACGCATTCCTTTTCCGTTTCTGATGGAGCCGCTGGGGCTGATGGATCTGCCGGTAGCGACACAATCCCTGCTGGGGGTGTGCTTGAAACCTTTACGATGCCTTGTAATGGGCAGTCTATTACCGTTGGTAGCGGCACCTACACAATGCCAGATCAGGATGCGGCGTTAGACTTAACGACTACTTATCAAGACCTGTCAGCTAGCCAACTTGCTTACACTCCTCCAACTGGAACTCAGCTAGTTGTTTATGAGTTTCTTTTTAATGTGACACGCGGAGACGACAACCCAATAGGGCACTTTAAGCTCTTCTTAGATGGTGTGGAAGTTTCAGACAAAAGAACCACAGTATACAACGATGGGGGCGGGGGTATGCAAAGCTCTATTAAGTGGGGGTTCCAAGTTGGAGGTTCTGCTGATGCAGCTACTGGTAGAGTAGCTAGTTGGTCTTCCGCTAAAACCATTAAGGTCATGGCCCGTGACTATGGTGGCGACAACAACGCCACTCTCTACAAGATAGCTCAATGGAAAGACACAGACGCATCCGACACAATAACAACCCCGTTTGTTCGCCCGCAAATATCAATCACCGCTATTAAAGCATAGGAGAGCCCACAATGAACTCTGCTCACGTTCCCCCTGCTGTTGGAATAACCGGACTTCTTGGAACTATAACACTGAGCGACATTAACATAGCAATCAGTATTTCAGTTGGTTTGGCTACTTTAAGCTACTTAGCAATCAAGATCCTAAAAGAACTTAAAAGTAAATGAGCACAAAGCCTACACAGGACAAACTACAGCAACTTCAGGACATCCTCATTGATGAATTCATCTTGAGAATCCAGAGCGGAGAAGCGGCCCCAGCAGACCTCAGTGCTGCTCGTCAGCTACTAAAGGACAACGGTATTAGTGCTATTGCTTCCGCTGAAAGTCCACTAGAAGAGCTGTGTAAGATCCTGCCATTCAATGAGGACGGAATAGACAAGGTGGTTGGAGAATAACCAAATACCCAAGAAACTTGCCGTGGACCTTCCAGACGAAATAAAGGACTTCAGGAACTTCCTGTTTCTTGTCTGGAAACAACTGAACCTCCCACAACCAACACCCATACAATATGAAATCGCGGATTACATGCAACACGGACCTAAACGAGCTGTCATCCAAGGATTTCGCGGAGTTGGTAAGTCTTGGATTTGTTCTGCTTTCGTCGTTCACCAACTGCTCCTCGATCCCAGCAAAAACATTCTTGTTGTCAGTGCTTCTAAAACTAGAGCAGACGATTTTAGCACCTTCACTCTCCGACTCATCCACGAAGCCCCATTCCTCCAACACCTTGCACCAGGAGACAAACAAAGGTTCAGTAAAATCTCTTTTGACGTTGGACCAGCTCCAGCAAGTCATGCCCCCTCCGTCAAGTCCCTCGGTATTACGTCTCAACTAACAGGCTCCCGGGCTGACCTTATTGTTGCTGATGATGTAGAGGTCCCAAATAACTCAGCAACACAAATGATGCGAGACAAGCTCTCTGAGCAAGTCAAGGAGTTCGACGCAATCATTAAACCCGACAAGGAATCCAAGATACTTTTCCTTGGGACACCCCAGTGTGAAGACACTATTTACAGGGCTCTCCAAGAAAGAGGATACGAAACTAAAATCTGGCCAGCCCAATACATTACACAAAGCAAAAACAACCTGACCTACAACGACAACGTAAGTCATCTGTGCGTAGATACAGAAAAAGAAAACAAAACAACAGAACCCCTTCGATTCTCCGATATTGATCTGGCAGATCGAAAGGTTTCTTACGGGTCAGCAGGCTTTGCTCTCCAGTTTATGCTGGATTCCAAGCTGTCTGATGTAGAAAAGTATCCGCTCAAAATAAACGACCTCCTTGTGATGAGCCTAGACGACGAGTTGGCTCCCGAAAAGGTTGTGTGGGCCAACGACCCGTCTCTTGAGTGGGACTCAGCGGTTCCCAACGTAGGGATGACTGGGGATCGCTTTCACAGACCCTTTAAGACCCTTGGAGACCACATACCATACACAGGCAGTGTAATGAGTATTGACCCAGCAGGCCGAGGAAAGGACGAAACAGGCTACGCAATCTGCAAGATGCTCAATGGGTTCCTTTATATCCCAGCAGCAGGAGGACTCCAAGGAGGATACAGCGAGGAAACCCTCAAGTATCTCTGTGTTTTGGCAAAAGAACACAATGTAAATACAATCATTGTGGAAAGTAACTTTGGTGACGGTATGTTTGTGGAGCTAATAAAACCCCTGCTAACCAAAGTTCACCCTTGCACCATCGAAGAAGTCAGACACAGCACCCAAAAAGAACGAAGAATCATAGATACCCTGGAACCAGTGATGGCGGGCCACAAGCTCATCCTAGACCCAGAGGTCATCAAGAACGACTTCAGGACAGCGCAGGAATACTCACAGGAATCATCCCTCAAATACCAGCTAATCTACCAACTAAGCCGACTCACAAGGGCACGAGGAGCCATCACACACGATGACAGACTAGATGCCCTCAGTATCGCAGTGGCTTACTGGACCCAACAGATGGCTCAAGATGCAACAGACCGCATGGAGGAACGCAAAGAGGATCTTCTAAG